CCGGGAGTTGGGGAATGTGCTAGTGTACGAGGAACTGGACGAAAACCGTCCTAATGTGCGTTTATTCACTCATTATGAGCATTTACACTATCCAGTAAACAAAACACCCTTGATAGGGATTGAACCTACCAAGGGTGAAACCAATGAACAATGAAACAAGAAGCACAAAACAAGCTTCCTGCTGGAATGTAGGTTGGGAGTTAACCCGTGTCAAGCTATCAGTACATTCCGCCCATCGCAGCGCGATTAGCGGACGACATTGTTCCACGCGCCTTGTTAGCAATTACGGGTGGTCGGTAGAACATGCCTGTAGGCATTCCTTTAACTGCCTGCGCTTTAAGTGCATCCAGTTTGGGTTGCATCCCCATAGGGGCGCGGCCAATAGGGCTACCCATTCCATTTGAAGTAGAAGTTGGAGTACCAGTAAATGGATTTGGGCCTTTTTGTCTTGGCATCGTTGCCTCTCGCGCGACCGCTGCTTGCATATCTGCTAGTGTTTTTTTCATATTATATGTGGTTAATGTTTGTTGTTATTCTTATTACTTCAATTTGTCAAGCTAAGACTGAGAGTAGCTCATCCAGAGCAGCCACAGACCCAGCAATCTTCATCACATCATTGCTGGACTCGCACAGGCGAAGGTCACCGAAGAACTTCTCGCGTTCGTCGCGGATAAACTGGACGATGGCGTGATATTCCTCGCGGTCGGAGAGTGCTTCTACGGATTGTTGTATCGTTGGTTTTGGTAGTGGTGTCATGTTACTTGCGCTTCTTTATCCCAGCCTCTGACATGGCAATTGCGATTGCTTGCTTGCGGCTCCGCGCCAGTGGTGATTTCTTCGGGCCTTTTGGGTTGCGTCCTGCATGGAGCGTTCCAGCTTTATATTCGCCCATTACTTTTGCTACTTTCGCTTGTTTGGCGGATTTGGTCTTTGGTGTCTTCATGGTAGTATTATTTCATGCTTTTGCTACCTTTGCAACGCCACTTCTTACGGGACAATGAATTGGGTGAGTTCGGGTCTGATTTCCAGTCACCCTTGATCTTGGCTGAACGAGCGCAGTAGGCATCACCCTTCTTCGTGCCGGGTCGGATGCGATCCTTGCCGTCAGCAGCCTTACCTGCCTGCCCGAAACGCACGGTCTTCTTGCGACCAGTATCGGGGTTGGTGACTACCTTTGTGAAACGCTTTTCCATTACTGCTGCATTCCTTGGGTTTGCATACCACCCATCTCGGCGGGAGCTGTGCCGATACGACCGATCTCTGCGTTCTGGGCCTGCTGGAGTTGGAACTGGTACTGCTCGGCGTATTTCTGGAGTCGCGTTGCGAATGCCTCGTCCGATTGTGCGCGTTGTGCGACATCTGGTTGTTGAACATACGCTTGCACAAGCTGCATTGCGATCTGTGCGCCATTGGGCTGGGCAGGAACCTCGATGCCTGCGAAGATTTTGGCGAGGTCGTCCGTGACATTCTTCATGACCTTCTGCTGCGCTTCCTCTGCGGGTTGCAGGACATAGTCGGCAAAGATCGGGTTGATGCTCGATGCTGTGAACTCAAGCAACTTATTCACATCCATGATGCCGTTGCGGTCGAGTTGCACCAATGACACCATGTTTTTGAGCTGCGTCTCGGCAGTCTCTGGGTCGTTCGATTGTGAGTCGAAGTTCACCACGATGCTGAAATTCTCGTCAGCCGAACCCTTGGTCATCACCTGCGGATTTGGATTGCCAGTAACTTGGAAGAACACCTCATCAGGCCCCATGCGTTGGTATAGTTTCCAAGCGAGGTTCAGCACATCACGCACATGATCCAAGAACTTGGACACGAAGTATTGCTGCCTCATGGACGAGAGCGGATTGTTAAGGTCGAGACCAACGCTGCGGTCTGCCTGTCCGATCATCGAAACCTCGACCTCCACGGAACCATTGTCGGGCGGTGGTGTCGGCCCCCACTGGATCTCACCCAGACGACGATATGGGATGCGCCTGCCCGGCCCCCAGTCGGAGGGAGGCTTGCCAGCAGGGTGCATGAGTGGTGGCAGGGTTGCCAGAGATGAACGGTCAACACGCGAGTCACGCTCAGTTTTGATCTGGAGTTGTGCGCCGCGCAGGATGTCACCGAAGGTCTGCACCTCGTACATGCGCTTCTGATTGTTGCTGAGGCGGGTCACCACAAACGGATAGTCGTCGTAACCATTCAAAAGCTCATGCTTGGCGTAGCCTTCGGTGGTCGGGTGGAAGACGGTGCAGTAAATTCCCTCGCTGCCATCTTCCTCGTCGATTAGCCTCTGGTAGCCGTATACCACCATAACGAGATCGTTGTCGTCGGTGATTGGGAGGCGGGTGATGTTCTTTTGCTTCTCCCCGTCGAGGTACATGGAGTCCTTGCCACGGAGTCGCTCGATAGCGTTTTCGACCCAGTCCTCGTCCCAGTCCTCGTTGGTTACTTTTTTCTCCAACTCTTGAGCCGTCAGGAAGGTTCTCCAGAAAATGTAGGGTGACCGCTGCGGGTCGGAGACATAGGGTGGCAGGATCACCTCCCCGTCCGGGGCGCAGGAATGGACGACCGGGCGATCCACGGTTACTCTCGGAATGGGTATTTGCGCCTCTCCCTTCGTTCTGAGGTCTTTGAGGGCTTTTTTGGCTCTCTTCCCCGAAAGTGCAGGGAAAGCCTGAGAAATCAATCCTAGGGCCATTTCTGTGGCATTCTCGTCCATCAACAAATCCACCATTTCTGGGGCGGCCTGCGCGATCTCGTCCAGAGTCATGGTCTGGAGGTAGGTGCGGGACTCCCGCTGCCAGCCGACATAGGAGATCATCAATCCTTTTTCCAACAGGTAATTAGCCCCCAGTTCCATGTGTTCCCGGAAATTTGGGATATACGAGGATCGCATCCACTTCAGGAAGCCGCTGACCATCGCCGCCCTCGGCATGGATGCCATAGAAGTCGGGAACGCCTTAATGTGGGAGCGCTGGAGGGCTTGGTCGAACAAAGCCACATAGGTATCGATCCGCTCACCAATGACATTTACCTCTTGGTCGGAGGCTCCCTCCCACGGGAATGCGTTAGCACCGTGCTTGCGGAGGTCGTCACTCTTGCCCGGCCAAATGTTGCGCCGCTCATCGTAGGAGCGCAGGCAGGTCTGGAAGTACTCGTCGAGGTCTATGAGTGCGGTTTCGTAGGCATAGGTAAGCGCGCCCACATCTGGCTCCCTGTCCAGATAAATCAACGATTCGCCTTCTAGGGCTTCTGAGTCAGTTTCCATGATATAATTCGTAGGTGTCGGAGTCTAATTTCCTGTTGATTTTAATAGTCTTGTGAAGAAGTCGCTGGGACATGCGGTTGGGAACCTCGATGGCAATGCGATTCCCATCTAACCCTGCATATACATACCTTGGGTTAATTGCTAGTCCAATAACCGTGACCTCTAGTGGCTCGGCTGCTGGTTCTGGGGCGGGAATGACCGCTTCCGCTTGTGGCTCCACCTTTGGCGTAACCTTCTTCGCTGCCTTCTTTGCTGCTTTCTTCTTTGTTTTCATGGTTAGTATCCTCCTGTGCCTTGTCTAGTTACAGCTATATGTGACCCGTCCACATGGTCAATGCCAGAGATGGCGGCGTAGCGCAGGACATCTATGGGGTCTTTCCACGCCTCCTTCAGACCACCATCGCCCGTATACTCGGACAGGGCTTGGATGATGTTCTCGCACTCGGAACTGACATAGAAATGCGGTCGGTTGACCGAATCTGACGGCATAGTTACATTCCAAGACATTTTCCCGATCAAAGCTTGCAACCCATCGTCGATTTCCAAGCCGGGGGCGGGTATGCACACGATGCCCTCGTCGTTCAAATCCTCGATAATGCTACTCGCCCCATCTGCTGACTGGTACTTTGCCGCCCCAAGTCGGGGGTCAATGAGACGCTCCATGATCTCCTCATCACCCTCTAGATCTTTTATGAGTTCCACATAGTCGCGGATGCCGTAGCCCTGCCCCTTGGCTCCCTCTCCTGCAACCCACTTGCCGCCGCGCCACTCTGCCCAGTCACCTACATCCACACCCGGCCATTCCCTGTAGACCCAGAATGTTCCAGTCGCGTCCACGGCAATCCATGCCATGAACCAGTTCTTCGCTCCCGCAGGATCGATAATATGGTAGCGCGTCACATTTTTCGTTGGAATAGTGTCGGGAGACACCACATTTACCTCCTTGTTGAACTTTGGAAATTTGGTGGCGTGGGACTTAACCGGAACCCCGTACGCACGAATTAGGATCTCCTCCCTAGGCCTACCAACCAAAGTCTCCTTAATCCGCTCGTAGCCACCGAAAGG